TCCTGACGGTACTTATGTGCTTCAGATGCTGTACTACGGCAAGCCTACTCTGTTGTCAGATAGCAATTCTAGCAACATCTTCCTAGCAAACTATCCTGATGCTTTGCTGTATGCGTCTTTGGCTGAAGCAGAGCCTTACCTAATGAATGATGCCCGTATTCAGACATGGGCTACTTTATATGATCGTGCTGTAACTGCGATTACGAACTCTGACCAGTCGAGTGAATACAGCGGTCAGCCTATGTCTATGTCTTATAACGTGAGGTAAATCATGGCAGAGATGAGTAATTTTTTAGAGAACGCGCTAATTAACGCTACTCTGCGAAACACAGCTTATACCAGCCCTACAACGGTCTATGTGGGTCTGTTTACGTCTGATCCGACTGATGCTGGTAGCGGTACTGAGGTATCTGGTGGCTCGTATGCTCGGACTGCTGTGACATTTGGTGCGCCTAGTGACGGTACGTCCTTGAATAGTGCTGCGGTTGAGTTCCCACAGGCTACGGGAAACTGGGGTACGGTTGGATGGATTGGAATCCATGATGCTGCGACTAGCGGTAACTTGATGTATCACACGGCATTGGATGTTTCCAAGACGATCAGTACGGGTGACATCTTTAAGATAGCTATTGGCTCGTTGTCTGTGAACCTGAGCTAAGGGAATTAAATGTCTACTATCGTTACACGGGCTGGTAAAGGTAGCGCACTTACCCATAACGAGGTAGATGCTAACTTTGTCAATCTCAATACTGACAAGATTCAGTCAGGGAATACGGTTAGCAGTCTGATAATCCTGAGTGCGACGATTTCTGGTGGAACGATCACAGGGATTACGGACTTAGCGGTTGCTGATGGTGGAACTGGTGCAAGTACGGTAGCTGGCGCACAGGCTAATTTGCAAGTTGATCCTGCTGGAACTGCTGTAGCTCTAGCGATTGCTTTGGGTTAATTATGGCTAATACTTTCAAAAACTTCCTAACCAAAGACCTAACGACCACAGGCAGTACGCTTTATAGCTGCCCATCGGCTACACAGACTACGGTTATCGGATTCTCTATCTCCAATACGTCTAGCTCACCGATTACGGCTGATGCGTTCATTACGTCTGGTGGTACGGATTACTATTTAATTAAGTCTGGTGTCGTTCCGGTAGGTGGTTCTCTGGTTATTGTTGGTGGGGATCAGAAGGTTGTACTAGAGGCTTCGGATGTCCTAAAGGCATTGGCTAGTACGACTACAACGGCTGATGCTGTGGTATCGGTGCTGGAGATTGCATGAGTTACATAGGCTCTACTCCGACGAATCAGAGCTTTATAGCAGGAACAGACTCGTTCAATGGTACGGGTTCGGCTACGAACTTTACGCTGTCACGGTCAGTCAACTCGACCAATGACATTCAGGTCGTGGTCAACAACGTGGTGCAGTACCCACCGAATTACTCGGTGTCTGGGAATACGCTAACGATCTCTCCTGCTCCGTCTAGCGGTACGAATAACGTCTACGTTAGGTATCTGTCTACGACGCTACAGAGCGTTGGTGTAGGTGATTTTAGCGTTAGCACGAACAAGATTCAAGATAACGCTATCACAACGGCAAAGATTGCTGCTGGTGCTGTAATTCCTGCTGACTTATCTACTGGTGCGCCTAGCTGGACTGAGGCTGGATTGCTGCAATTCAACTCCGGTTACGGCTCAGTAGCCACAGCCTACGGTTGCAGAGCATGGGTCAACTTTAACGGCACAGGCACAGTCGCTATTCGTGCTAGTGGGAATGTGTCGAGTATTACGGATAACGGTACGGGTGCTTACACGGTTAATTTTACAACAGCTATGCCTGACGCTAATTTTTCAGTTGCATCATCAGCGATTAATGACGGTGTTGCCAATGCAATAGCTGTGCCTAATGTTATAAATGCAAATGGTTTTACTTTGTCAACAGTTCAAACAACGGCAATTACTACTGCTGCTGATGTAAATAAAATATACGCCGCCGCCTTCCGTTAAAGGACTAACCATGAACTCTCGCATAATTTACCCAACAGATGACGGCGGTGTTGCTGTTATCGTTCCTGCCCCTGAGTGTGGCTTAACCATTGAAGAAATCGCGGCTAAAGACGTACCAGAGGGTAAGCCCTTTGAGATCGTAGACGTAGCGGATATTCCTTCCGACAGAACTTTCCGTGGAGCGTGGTCATGGGTCTCGTAATCGACATCGACAAAGCTAAAGCCATTGGTCACGATATGCGTCGTGCTGCTCGTACTGAGGAATTCAAGCCTTATGACGAGGCTATAGCCAAGCAGATACCGGGCAACGATGGTGCAGAAGCGGCTCGTCAGGCTATCCGTGACAAGTACGCAGCTATGCAGACCAGTATTGACGCAGCAGAGACACCGGACGAGATTAAAGCGGCTCTGGGGGTATAAATGCCTATCGACCAAATAACCAGCGCAAGTATTGAAAATGCCTCGATAGCACAAGTAGATTTAGCTACAGGTGTGGCTGGTACTGGGCCAGCGTTTAGTGCGTATCAAAATGCAACACAAAACGTGACCACTGGAACGTGGACTAAGGTGCAGTTAAATACAGAAGATTTTGACACAGCAAATTGTTTTGATAGCACAACAAATTATCGTTTTACACCTAATGTTGCTGGGTACTACCAGATAAATGCTGAAGTTCGTGTAAATGGAACATCTATTACTTTGGGTGCAGGAGCAATATATAAAAACGGCACTCCAGTCTCAAGTACGATTATTTATTATGGTACTTCTGTATCGGCAGCAAATCAATTTTGTATGTCCAAACTAATATATTTTAATGGTTCTACTGATTACGTCGAGTTATATGGGATAGTAAGCGCGACTTCTCCATCATTTGATTACAATTCTGCTGGTTATTTTAGCCGTATGAATGGAACACTTGTGCGAGGCGCATGATGACACTCTACGACAAAATCAAAGCCCTCTATCCTGATCTGCAAGACGTAGACTTCATGGATACCATCCGCTTGCAAAACGACAGCGACGGCAAAGGTGATTACATAGCCAAGTGGGATCACCCGACATTGCCAAGACCGACTGAGGAACAGTTAGCATGAGTTACATTGGCGCAGAACCTACTACAGCAGCGTTTCCGTTTGACCAGTTTAGCGGTAACGGTACGACTACGGCATTTACGCTGACCTATGCGCCAGCGAGTACGACTTCGATCATTGTTGCGATTAGCGGTGTAGTACAGAACCCGAACCTGTACTCGGTAGTAGGCACAACGATCACATTCTCTCCTGCTCCACCGACGGGTACGAACAACATCTCGGTCTTGTATCTTGGACTGCCAGTACAGATCGGTACACCTATCCCCGGTAGCAGATTAGAACTCGCATTAGGGTCTGCGGCTAATCCGTCGCTAACCTTCCTTGGCGATACAAATACAGGCATTTTCTCCCCTGCTGCTGACACGATTGCATTTACTGAGGGCGGTACTGAAGTAGGTAGATTTGATTCTAGCGGTAACTTTAGGTTCAACTCAGGCTATGGCTCGGTTGCTACGGCCTACGCTTGTCGTGCATGGGTTAATTTCAACGGTACTGGAACGGTAGCGATTAGGGCAAGTGGTAACGTAACGTCGATTACTGACAATGGTACAGGCGATTACACGGTGAACTTTACGACTGCTATGCCGGATGCGAATTATTCGGTAACTTGTACCGCAAAGGGAGTTGCCGGAACTTTGCAAGGATTGGGTACTGAAAATCACGATAGAACTAGGTCTGCATCAGCCATCCCTGTTTCTTCATTTAGAAGGGATACCGGAGCCGCATTTGATACCGACCAGTTTAACGTCGCAGTCTTCCGCTAATAAGGACAGATCATGCCTTTAACACAAGTCTCCCCCGGTCTGCTTGATAGCAATGCCCAGTATTACAACTTCAAGAACCGCATCATTAACGGTGCGATGGTGATCGACCAGCGGAATAACGGGGCGAGTGTTAATTCAGCAGCAGGTGGCCCTTTTGGGGTTGATAGATGGAGAGGATATGGAAGTGGTGGCGGTGTTTTTACACTACAGCAAAGCACAACAGTTCCAAACAATAGATTCAGAAACAGCACTATTTTAACAGTTACAACAGCCGACACTTCAATTGCTTCTACTGATTATTATGCTTTCAATCAAGATATAGAAGGCTTTAATGCAGCAGATTTAGCTTTTGGGACAGCAGATGCTGAAACCGTTACATTATCTTTTTGGGTGAGGTCATCGGTTACAGGAACATATGCTGTGGCTTTGTATAACAATGGTGGCACAAGAGGCTATCCAGCAACTTATACAATCTCATCTGCAAATACATGGACTTTTATTAGTTTAACTATTCCCGGTGACACGGGAGGAACATGGGTAACTAATAATGGCGTTGGGATAATTGTTCGCTACGATTTAGGTACTGGCTCAAATGGCAATGGAACAGCTAACACATGGAACACAAGCGGTACTTTTGCGGCAAGCAGAACAAGCTCAACTGTTAATTGGATTAGCACCCTAAACGCCACCTTCTTTATCACCGGCGTACAACTAGAAAAAGGCAGCACAGCCACCAGCTTTGATTACAGGCCGTATGGTACGGAGTTAGCGTTGTGTCAGAGGTACACATACAGACACTCCGCAGAGGGCGATATAGATAATTTTGCACCGCTTGGGCAGGGGCGTTATTACGGTACAAACGCTGCTCAGTTGTATGTCCCTTTCAAGGTCACGATGAGAACATCTCCAAGTTCGGTAACTCAAGTTGGCAATGTATTTGTTAATGACACAGGATTTGGGGGGTCTGCCATAACCCTTTCGCTCAATGAAACTTCTTCAAGCGGCGCGACCTTAACGGGAGCCGCCACAACAGGAACTACTGCCGGAAACGCAACAACCTTTTATGCCAACGGCACATCGAGTGCGGCTCTCATCTTTTCTGCGGAGTTGTGAAAATGAGCGAATACAAACTTTATGTAAGACCCCCGCGCACCGAGCCAGATGCTGCTATGCGGTTTAACGCAGACGGTTCTGTGACTTCGTTTATTTTCTACCCCGCGAACACGGATTATCAAGCGTATTTAAAGTGGCTTGAAGAAGGCAACGTACCGGAACCTGCTGACGAATGAGCCTTCAATACGTCGTTTATGACTATTGGGATTACGGCTATGCTGAAGGCGATGCCATCCTTGTTGATGGGAGTGCATCGGTAACGGCAGTAGCTACTGTTTCTGCTTTTGGTTCAAGAGTACAATTCGCAGCAGGTAGTATTACTGGATTAGCAACAGTCACAGCTAGCGGCACAAGGATTCAATTCGGCGATGCAAGTATTACCGGAGTAGCAACAGTAACGGCAGACGGTATTAGGATTCAGTTTGGTGCGGGTAGTGTTACTGGTGTAGCTACAGTAACGGCTATCGGTGGCGTTCTATACGAGGGTTTTGCGTCGATTAACGCATTAGCTACGGTAGAGGCTTACCCTATTGCTGTATGGGCTGGAAACGGCTCTATTCAAGCCGTAACGGTATTTACAGCGTCTGGGCAGATAATTGGTGAGGAATGGTTAGATGTTGTTCCTCAGACGGATACTTGGGCTGGTGTTACGACGAGTAGCGATCTATGGACTGCGGTAGCGGCTGAGTCTAATTCTTGGACTCCTGTAAATAGTGGTTCTGACACATGGACTCAGCAGAACGCTGGCTCTGATACTTGGTTGAGGCAATAATGCAAAAGATTGCTTTTGGTGAATGGCTTCCAGATCAGCCCGGAGTAACAGGGGCGGTAACTGACGCTAAGAACTGTTATCCCGTTTCTAACGGTTATGCGGCATTTCCTAGTGAGGCTGATTACTCGGATGCAGCGGCTCAAAACCTGCTGATTACCTTTGCGGGTAAGTTTGGCGGTGCTACGAACCTATTTGCTGCTGGTGCGACTCAAATCTACAAGTTTGACTCTAACGATGCGAGTTTAGATGCCCTAACGACTACAGGTTACACGGCTGTAGAAGGATGGGATGTCACTCAGTACGGCAGCAAGATGATTCTGGCTAACGGTCAGGATAAGTTACAGTCCTACGAAATCAATGTTTCCACCTATGTAACTGACCTAGCTGCTGCTGCACCTACGGCTAAGTTTGTGACTGTAGTTCGGGATTTTGTCGTTGCTGCTAATGATGGGAATGACACGAACAAGGTCTACTGGTCGGACATTAACGATGAGACAGACTGGACTCCGGGTGCTGCTTCTCAGTCGGATTCCCAGATTATCCCTGACGGTGGGGACATTACAGGTTTAGCGGGTGGCGAATATGGCCTGATCTTCCTAGAACGTGCCATATATCGGATGAGCTACACAGGCTCCCCGTTTTTCTTTCAATTTGATGCGATCTCAAGGTCGTTAGGATGTATCTCTAACGGTTCGATTGCTCAGTACGGTGGGCTAACGTATTTCCTAGCCGATGACGGTTTCTACCTTTGCGATGGTCAAAATGCTAAAGCTATTGGCGTAGAGAAGATCAATAGATGGTTCTTTG